ACTACTATCTATCTCTTTCTCTATCTTTATCTCTTTCTCTAACTCTATCTCTATCTCTGGTGGAGATTTCTCGGAGATTTGTCGGAGATTTGTCTGGACATTTGTCCTATCTGTTTCTATTCGTTGTCTATACTCCCTCTTTCTATCAGCCTCACTACTGCCTTTACCAATGAAGTTTTGAATATCCAACATATAGATAGCACCATTTTCTAGTACATCGATTAGTCCTAAGTCCTTGAAGATTGATAATGCTTGTTTAACTGTTCCTATTTGGTGTCCAGTTACACTTGCCAGCATTTCTGCATTGTATGGAATGCGATCATTAACAACTAACTTTCCATCGTTCTTTAGACTTCGTAGGTAGAGTTTCAAAAGAATATTACTGTACAAGTAGCCGTCTTTCATGCTTTCTAATATCTTCAACTCATCACTATCAAAGAAATTATCTTTCAGCCGTAGATAGTAATATTTTTTGTTATCGCTCATAGGCTAGTCCTTGTTTAGCTTTTCGATAAACTCATCTGCACTTAACGGCTTACCTAGTGATACAATTCGTGCTAACACACTAGCAATTTCATCGGCTTCATTTTCTTCTGCATCTAATACGCTATCAACCATTGCATAAATTGCGTTTAGTTCTGAGATTATCCGATTGTTAAACGTATTATTATTTTGGTCTTTTTCATAATATTCAATGCGATTTTCAACATAGGCTCTAATCATTACCAATTCGTTCATATTCATCTGTCCTCTTTCCTACTTCTTCTAATAAGTGTTTGCGTATCTCTTTTGCGAACACTCCATGTGCTTGATTGTGGCATTGCATACACAAGCAAGCTAGATTTCTCAATTCACTTAAACCGCCTTGTGAACGAAACACTATGTGGTGGCATTGCTCTGCCCTGTAGCCACATATAACGCATCGTCCGTTATCACGTTCATAGGCTTGTTTACGTGTTACTGAATATAGTTTGTTATCCCTTTTCTTTCTGTTGTTCACTCTCCCACCCCTCTATGAGTGATTGAATGTACTCACTAGGTTCTAACTTGATACCAAGTTGTTCACATTCATCTGTTAGACACTCAATAAGCCTTGCCATTTCTTGTTGGTTATATACTGACGAACCGTGGTAACACATTATGTTGTGATACCATGGAATGCTTTTACATTCGCCTGCATCTTCGGCTAACCATCCGATGCCGTGTGATTGCCATATTGTTATGTAGCGTTCAACTGCATCTTCTCGGACTGGAACGTATGTGAAATGTCCACAATCTTTTATTGCTTTTCTATATACATCTTCCTTAGACATATACGAGTGATTACTCATGACTTGCGCTATCTTTTGACATAGAACCCAGCAATATGCATTAGCGTTCATACTGCGTGATTTTGACTTCTTTTTAATCTCTATCACGTATTCTTTGTCTTTATCTAATTTCGCTAGGTCATTGTCATGTGGTGCTGGTATTACTACCATCACACCTAATGGACTTCTTAATAATTCGATGTTATTTGTTGTCCACTTCATAATGATGTCAACCAAGATTTAACTTGCTTTAGTTCACTTAGATCTAACATCTTTGATGATGTTTTATTGAAAGTTGTTTTTATGTATGATGCAACTGTGTTATTATCTATGTTTTTAACTTCTGCTAATTTAAACACTTCTTGTGCCAATTGCTTTGTTAATTCTGTTTCGTTATTGCTTTGTGCATCATCATCTTCATCCCAAGCCACACCCAAAATAGAGGATAAGGAATATCTTCGTGCATACGTTACAACGCTACCAACACCTTGAGGGTCTTTTTTCATCAATGGTAGCGTGAAAGGGTCGCTTTCCAACCATTCACCACTTTCATGTAATAACATGGTTGTTACAGATACTACATCAGCACCTGTAAAAGGTACTTGCAAAAAAGATAATCCATTATTTGCTAATACAGGTCTAACAGCCTGTAGTAAACTATCTAGCGTTACATATTTTGATTTTAGAAATGCATTTTCTTTTGTTCTGTTTGGATCAGATACTTCTGATTGGAATTTCGCTAATGCTTTTGCTATTTCTGTTATGGTTTCACTTCTATTCATTAAATTTCGCTCCATTCAATACCTAATTTAATCAACAAATCATTGATTACCTTTCGTTGTCTTTCGTTAATATTTTTGACAACATATGTTACTGTTTGTGTTTCTTCTAAAATTGGTGTAGTTTCTGTCACTACATTGTGTTCTAAAACTGGCTCTGTTGTTTCTTGCGGTTCTTTTGCTTTAAGTTCAATTTCCAAACGCTTTTCAAACTCAGCAGCAATAACACTATCAAGTTCACCAAACGGAACGTTATTTAAACGATGTTGAATTTCTTCATATTGAATTGGTGTATCTAATGCATAATTTTGATTAAATAAATCGATTTTCATTTTAATCATTTCGATTTTTTCATCCTGCATACGCTTTAGATCATCATCATTCTTTTGTTGCTCCAATACACCTTTTAGCATTTCATCAATAGCAATGGTTACATCTGACATTTTTGCAGTTTTGTTTTCCCACCATTTAGGATTAGGTAATACTCTGTTTGTATATTCTCCTCTAATACCTAATGCTTGTGATTTTTCTGCAATTGTATTTAGCACAAAGTCTTTACGTTTTAGCATTTCACGTTGCTCAAATTCGCCAATTTGATTTGCAATTGGATTTTCCACTCGGCTTACCACTGCTAATACTTGTTCTAATTCTGAGGTAAATGTATTGTATGGAATTTTTAACTCACGTTTTTTGTCAGCACCAAATCGTGTCAACTTTGTACGGATAGATACAATCTCTTTTAGTACAGATTTCATTTCTTTTAGGTTATCTTCCGTAACAACTAAGCCATTATACTTTTCTAATTTTTCTTCAAGATACTTCGCAAGTTCTGCGTTATTCCATGTCATAGTTAAATTACTATCAATCACTTGTGGTTCGATTGCTGGTTGTACGATTACATCAACTATTTCCATATATTTTGTTTCTCCTTATACTTTGTGTTAAAATACAAGTAGAGTAATCTCAAAATCACTCTACATGCACGCTTGCTTTCCTACGGCCTAGCGTGCTTTTTTATTTCTCTTACCCAGAAATTAGATAAGATTAAAAGTGTTATTCCTAGTAGTTCCTGTATGAACCCTGTCCACATATCTATTTTTCCTAGGTCAACAGAACCGATTGACCCAGCCATAAGAATTACGGATATAACTCTTACTAAAAATATGAATTTCATTACAAATCCTTTCCAACTATCACTAGCAAATCGCCAGTGATTTTTTTAATTTCACTCTTTAACTTTTTGTTTTCTTTTTCTAATCGCTCTACCTCGTTTTTTAATTTTCTGTAACCAATAGCCGAGTATTCACTTTCAATCCCTGCTAGTGCTTCAACCTCTTTTTTGTTAAATCTAACTCCACTCATATTTGGGAGTTGTTTTAACTTACCTTTGTTTCTTAGGTCGTATACTGCGGAAATCGAAATTTGAAACAATTCCGCTACTTGGTTAGCCGTGTATACAAGGCTTTCCATACATCACCTCATTACAATGTTGGGTTAAAACAAAAACCATATGCTCTATGATTATTAGGTTGCCCAAATCTTCGCTTTAACACCTCAGATGTGTTTTCACATTCCATTCGTTGAGCATCTTCACAATGACATTCCCACCCATAAGGTGTAATTTCATCAAATATTGTTTCGATGTAGTCATAGTGATCTTCTCTGATTTTCATACCAGCGCAAGCAATGGCTTCTTTAAACTTATTGTTGATAAACATTTTTGTATCTCCTTTCATTCCTTGCGTGAATATCTGCCTTACGTGCCAGTTTTACCCAAGATAGAATGACTTTCTTATTCCATCTTGATTGATTACGTTTAGGCCATTTAGCCTTGATGAGTTTTCGCCAGTATTGTGCGTACTCATCGTTACGGCCTGCATAACCGAATGTAGGCAATTTTCGTCCATACATTCTGTTTGCCACTCTTAAATCATTTTGATTTTGTACTAGCATTTTTATTCACCCTTTCTTTTTTTCTACTTAAAGTAGACTAATAAGGCAAAATAATATCATCCATAGTTACTGAATACAATCTACATAATTCAGTTAAATTTCCGTAGTCGATTTCTGTTTTACCATTCTCCCAATTATTGATTGTAACTTTAGATTTCTTCATTTTCTTTGCCACATTTTCTTGAGATAAATTTGCATTAACTCTTGCTGCTTTCAATGAAATTTTCAATCGCTTCAATTTATCACCCCTTTCTTATGCTATTAGTATAGTTTACTTAAAGTAGAATGTCAATACTAAAAGTAAACTTTTTTAAAAAATAGTATTGAAGTTTACTACTTTAAGTATTAATATAAAAATATACAGGTGAGAAGAATAGGAGTTTATCATGAATTCTGATTACAAAAAGGTGTTTGCCAAAAATTTAAGTAATTTATTAGCAAGAAACAAAAAGACACAAGCCGATTTAGTAGCCGATTTAAGATTAAACAAATCAACTATTTCAACATGGGTTAACGGTACTAAAATGCCTAGAATGAATAAAATAGAACAGTTAGCTAACTATTTCGGGGTAGAAAAATCAGATTTAATAGAGGATAAATCTGATACTGACGAACAGTACTACAATGATCCATCTGTATCAGAATATGCACAAGCCATTAAAGATAATCCAGATTTACGCATACTATTCGATGCTAGTAAAGACATGTCAAAAGATGATATAGATTTTGTTCTTAATACAATTGAAATGTTAAAAAAGAGAGAGGGCAAATAACTATGAATAAGTTGATAATTTTAATTTGCATGATACTTATTCCGTTACATATCAATGCAATTTCTATAAACGAAATCCGTAATAATCCAAGTCAATTCAAATTAGTATACTCGGACGAAACACGTGAAGCATACGTAGATAATTCAGCAATTTCTGTAACAAGATATAATCCGCCTTATTACGCTATTAACGCTACTATATATTCAGTGTGGTATGACCGAAACATTATTGTAGAAACAAATCAAACCTCTTTTTACAATTACGAAAGAAGTATAGAAAAACTGTCCCTTAAATATAAGGATGTAGATGAGATAGTTAAAGAGGTATCGAATGATACTGGAGTAAGATGGAAAGCTAATACATTTGTTTTTTATGACTTTAATGGTAATATGCTTAATTCCAAACCATTATCACATCAATTTGATAATTCCATTGCAGGTAAAGCGATACTTTTTTCTCCCTCATATCAAGTAGCAATGTATATATTCTATAAATCTTATCATATATATTTTAATTACCCACGATAAAACCAATTATAAAAAGGAATTTACTATGAATAAAAAAGGATATGCACTATTAATCATTCTAATTTTAGTTGTTATAGGTCAAGCAGCTTATACCTACAATCTAACAATGAAGATAGATAGACTATCACATACTGTTGCTAATTTAGATGCTGATAGCACAATCAATAATTTAGATAATAGGATTAAAACAATCGAACAGGAATTATCAAATCATGACTTATCTGATATTGATGCATTAAAAGATAATGTAGCAACGAATACAAGCAACATAGCATCTATCAATCAATATTTAGATAGCATTAATTTTAAATTAATGGATATCGAAAGTAGTATTTCTAATATCAATTTAAGATCATTAATCAACTAACGTATGGGAAATTTTATGCACATACCACTTTGTACAATAACCCTACAAAGGGGATGATAGTATGAACATCAATTTGATATATATAAAGCTACGAAAAACACAAACTGCGATATTAAAACTAAATGATGACGGAACATATACAATATTAGTTAATAGTGATAAACCTATTGATGTACAGCGTAAAGGTATACTACATGAGATAGGTCATATATTAAATGACGATATGTACAGTCACGCACACATTGATTTGTTGGAACGCATGGCTCATGCAAGGCAATTTGACGATGTAGAGGGTATCAACTTTTACACTCACATCATATGAGGTGAATTATGCAATACAATTTCACTATCAGAAAAAAGGATAAGGGGTTTCAAATTATTGTTAGCTACAAGAACGGCTACAAATGGAAACAGAAATCTAAACAGGGTTTTGCCACACAAAGAGAGGCTAAACTTTACGGCCAAGAAATTGTTGATAACCTAAAAAAGACTATCACCAGTCCGCTTGATGATAGTCTAAAAGATATAAAACTTATTGAGTTTTACAGAATATATACAGATGAAAACAAATCAAATGTATATTCTACGTTTAAAGCATATGACAATGCATTTCAGAAATTCAACACACTATTCAATATGAAAGTAAAAGATATTTCTGAAATCCAAATTCGGAAAGTGATTAATGATTTACAACAATCCATAGCCACTAAAAATATGTGCATAACGATTATAACAAAGGTATTTGCTTATGCCGTATCGCCATATAGGATTATTAATAGTAGTCCTTGCAAAAATATTAAGCGACTACATAAAACACAAACAACTAAAATCAACGCTATAAGTGAAGATGATGTAACACACCTATTAGCATCGTTAAAAGGCCACAATTACAAATACTATATTGTGTGTTCCATTGCTGCCTATACAGGTATGAGGTATGGCGAAATCTTAGGCCTTACATGGGATGATATAGATTTAGATAACGCTATTATTGATGTAAATAAACAATTCGCTTATAGCGGTGAAAGTACGTATGCGATCCGTAACCTAAAAACTAAAAACAGCTACAGAAAAATACCAATACCACCAATACTGATTGATATATTGCTTGAATACCAAAATACCACCAGCGGATTATATCTATTCAACAATCCAACTGGCGGTACTGGTGCAGTATCAGTAATGATTAAACGATACTTACCTAACACTTCTATCCATGATTTAAGACATACCTATGCTACACGGCTATTAGCAAATGGTGTTGATATAAAAACAGTAGCATCATTATTAGGTGATACTGTTGATACAGTCATCAACACGTACATTCACTATACCGATGAAATGAGATTAAAGGCACATGATAGTGTGTCTAAAATTTTCGGCTAG